CCCTCTTTAACAAGGAGGTTGACAGGCGCTGCAACGCCTTTGCTGTAAAGAAAGCTGCCCGCCAGGCAGCTGGACGCAAGGCCGCCTGCAAGCGGATCCTTGCGTCTTTGGACGCTGATTTGCCCTGCTCTCCAAAGCAGGCTAGAGCCATTTTGAAGGCTCACCGTTCTCAGTTCGCTGAGAATGAGCGGAAGACAGCAGTTTTCCGCAAGATCCGCGCTGATAAGCGCGAGGAAAGAGCTGCTGTTGCAGCCAAACAGGCCACCCAGGCCTTTTTTCTTTCCCCCCCTTCTCCCCCCCGGCTCCCCTATGTGTGTCCCCTCTTTCCTATAGAGGAGACACCAATGTTGAGACGTTCATTTGAGCGTCTCCCAAGATCACGCACAGATGTGCGTGAGCATGCGTCTGTGCGCATGTCTCCTGAGCTAGCAGTGGTAGCTAGCTTCTCGCGCGTTTTTGAGCGAGTTCTTCTTTTACCACTCTCCCCTATTACTAGGGCTTTCTTTTCCTGCTCCTCTGGCGCCACTACTATTGCTGAAATAGTGGCCGCCCATGCGCTTGCCAAAGTTGTCTTGGACTGGTGGTGTTTTGTGCCATGTGCGCACTATTTGGGACAGTTGGATAATTATCTATCTGAACCGACACGTGTGAATGTGAGCACAGCTACTGCCAATTTGCAGGCTGAGCTTGAATCCTTGCGTGCTCTTACCAAGGATCAAAGAGCAAATGGAGTTTTCTCCTGGGTTACTAATACCGCCACCAGGATTGGTGAGTCCCTTACCACCACAGCAGCCAATGGAATCTGTTCTACGGTTTCAAAGGTTGTTGCTAAGGGAAAGGAATATGTACCCCAGCTGCGCTCTATGGGAGAGTCTTTATTCAAGACTATAAAAAATGAATTTTTGAAGGCTCTCGCCCCCTTCTTGGTACACGCTGTACATGCCAGTGCGGAAATTGAAAAATACTGGACATTTGTACACGGTTGGGCCATGAAAATGTGGGACAACGTGGGACTTGAGCTTCAAGCGTTGGGAAACGCTGCGTGGTGGGCGATAGGTATCGTCATGACATGTGGTATAGTTACCTTGGTGGAAAAACTCCTGGTACATCTGGGAGCAATTACACAAGGTGGTGTATTATGTGCTTTAATGCTCACCTCGCTTCTTGGTGCGGCAGGCTTGTTAGTTACAGGTAAGTTTGCTACTGCCAGTGCCACTCTTGTTGGGTCGATGCGTGCTTTAATCTTTTCCCTTTTTGGGAAATGGGAAAAGTCGATTCATCAGGGTGATTTGGATTGTAACGCCAACATTCTCGACTTCCCCCTCAAAGTTCTTGAGGTTGTTGGCACCGGATTAATTTCTGCTCCCCTTGGTACATTACAATATATTGGGAAGTATGGTCAGGCTATGGACCAGATCCGGAAAGGGAAAGACGCTCTCAAAGAGTTTGTGGGATTCTGTATGGACCGTATCGCTGATGCTTGGGACTATATGACGGGTAGGAAGGATTCCTTCCTGCGTGAAATTGCGTCTGCAGCAAAGGTGGACATTGTCCATTGGATCAAGTCTACACAGAGTGTGTTATTGCAATCACATACAATTGCCATAACAGATGTTGTGTTACTTGATACAGTTTCCCATTTGCTCCACAAAGGGCAGATTTTACAGTTGACCTTGGCAAAGGCCTCGCGCACTACATCTTTGGATTATGGACGAATCGTGGGAACGCTCGTCCGTGAACTAACTGATATACGTGCACGTTGTGCCCGCGCTGGTAAGTTTGAGGGTAGACGTCCAGAGCCCTTTTGGTGCTATATTTATGGGAAATCCCATTGCGGGAAATCCCTATTCATGGAGGACGTCACTCGTGCATTATTGAAGGAGTATGGTCACGCTCCTAATGATATATATGCAAAAAATGCCCGCGATGATTATTGGTCGGGGTATCTACAGCATGCCGCGGTACAAGTTGATGATTTATCAGCAAGTATCACTAAGCCTTCCCTCGAGTCGGAATTTTTGCAACTCGTGGGATCAAAAAATTATTCTTTGAACATGGCAGCCGTTGAGGATAAGGGAATGAGTTTTAGTAGTTCCATTATTGTCACCACTGCTAATTGTTTCACGGCCCCAACAGCCGCTGATATTATGGACAAGGAAGCCTTTGGTAACAGGCGGAATGTGGTTGTGCAGTGTCGTGCTGCCCCTGGGGTCCCATTTGATCCTACCAACCCTTCCGCTAGTTGTGAGGCGCGGCTTGTTCATGTGCTTGACGAGACACCACTCGCTGGTGAGGAGTGGCGTAATTGCTCCAAAGTTTTGGATTTGGTGCTTACTTACGCTGTAACGCATCGGCAGAAAGAAACTTTGCTCATGGAAAATTATCGTGAGCGTTCTGACTCCCGTCATCCAATATATACAGGTGCAAAAAGCTTTATTCATAGGCTTGCTGCAAATGCCTGTTTTACAGATGTGGTCTGTGATGGAGTATTCTATAAGAATGATTTTCTTGAGAACACTACTGAGCCCACAACTGAGTATATCAGTGATGGCTATGAGGACATGTGTATACAAAAAGTTCTCAAGTGGAGTGAGTGTGTTGGTGGTGAGGAAGACGTTGGTTTGTTATATGCTTTCGTCCATGCCTTTACAGAGGGTCCGTGTCATGTTGATAGTGTGCACACTCTGAATAAGGAAGCAACCAGCTCTCAAAAGGAGTTTTTTGCATCTTTGACTTTACTAGAACGCATTTATATGCGCCTGGTGCAGAAAAAGTTGGACAATGTGAAAGCAAATCCAGACTTTATGTTTTCTGTTGATATTAAGGCTCGCCTTTTAAAGAGTCTTAAATCAGGATATGATGAGATGGTCACTCATGGTGGGACAATTCTCGCCGTGTTTGCCGCCATGCTTCTTCTTCTTCTTCTCTATTCCACTTTCTTCGCACTCTACCAGACATTTGTGGCTGGCACTGGAGGTGCTTTCGCAGCTATGGGAATGATGACACAGTTGAATGCTAACGCGGGCTCTGTGTCTTCATCTATGTCTAGTACTGGATCGGTGTCCTCATATGCCTCCAGTAATATTCCCATTCATCATAGAAATGTGTCTGCGCGAACAATGGGCCAATATGGTTTGAACTCTAGTGGGAGTGATGACTATCTGATGCAGTTGGTTGCGTGGCTACAGATACCGGGTGATCGGCTGGTATCTTGTATCAGGTTTCGTGGGAGAAGCCTTCTACTTACACAACATCAGGCTCTCGCTATTCCTGAGGGAGCACGTATTTACTGTTGCTACCTTGGGAAGAATAATGTGTCACAGAGCATACCTCTTATCTGGAGTGCAGCAAAAATGCGCATCTTTTCTGATACAGAGGCAGTTCTTTACACAGATCCATCTCTTTCCCCTATGCCAGTTGCATCTCACAGCCTTTTTAATGTGGATGTAGCACGTTTACCACGTATCTTTGATATGAACGGTGTTGTTGTCAAACAAAAGCAATATATGACAGACGTCCGTGAAGATCTAGCAGCGGTTGGTCCCACCCAACCTGTTGTGAATGTGTGGAGTTCAACTGCAAAGTTGAACACTGAACGTCAAGGTATAAACACCCTTGCCTCTGGTGGATCCTATCGCAATGAGCTTCCTCGCTCAATTATGTCCACCTGTCCTACAAGTAGTGAGGACTGTGGTGCTATTATGACCACAGTTTTCCAAGGACGCAGAGTGGTGGTAGGTATGCACGTGGCTAGCGGAACCAATCCGCAGGGCCGATTCATTTCCACCGCCTGTCTACTTCCCGCCTTTGATGAGGAGCTCACTTGTAATTCCACGTTGCAATATGTGCCAGAGGTAGGTGTGCGAACAGATGGTTACCGAAAACTCGGTTATTTACCGAGAGTTCAAGACCGGCCACATTATACAGGTAAAACTGCATTTGTGCCCGTTCCTGAACTCTATGCGTATGTACCACCGCCTATGACAGAAACACTTCCAGGTTTGGATGTGCCAATTGAGGTGGTTGTTGAGTTAAAGCAGCCAGCTATCTTGACTAAGGAAGATAAGCGGATACCAACCGGTACTACTTATGATCCTTTAAAGGATGGCATGCAAAAGTTTGCTCACCCAATGGCTGTTTTGGATGAGAATGTCTGTGCTGAGGTTGCACAGGATATGTGTGAAAGCTGGTTTGAATGCTTCACAGAGCTCGAGGATGTTAGTGACGAAGTTGCCATTAATGGCTCTTCTGAAATGTTGTTTGAGCCTTTCAACCTCCAAACATCAGAAGGTTATCCTGAAGTTTTAAACAGGAAACCTGGAGAGTCTGGCAAAACCAGATTCTTTTCTGTGGATGTGGACACAGGCGTGCGCTCTCTTATTCCTGGTACGGGACCAGCTCAGCGATATGACGCATTACATGCTGATTGCTACAGCTTGGTTCCTGAACTTGTGTGTATTGAGACGCCCAAGGATGAATGCTTGCCGCTGCGGAAAATTTTTACAAAACCCAAAACGCGGCTTTTTTCCATTTTACCTTTAGAATTTAATTTATTTCTTAGGAAAAAATTTTTACATTTTGCTGCCTCGCTCCAGATGCATAGAGATACATTACCAACGCAAGTTGGTATTGATCCCTATAGTAGGGAATGGGGTGGACTCTTGGACCGTCTGCAAGCTCAAAACAGCGTTGCTGTTAATTGTGATTATGCGAGCTTTGATGGTTTGCTTACTGGTCAAATTTTATCGACCATTGGGCATATGATAAATAGGGTCTATAAGGGAACTCCTGAATCAAAGGTTCAGCGCTATAATCTGCTTATGTCTATTATTAATAGGCGGAGTATTAGTGGTTCCCAGGTTTATGAAGTGAATGCGGGCATTCCTTCTGGGTGTGCACTAACCGTGTTGTTGAACTCGATTTTTAATGAGTTCCTCATTCGGTATGTGTGGAGAACTACTATTGTTGGCGTTCCACGTGAGCGTTTTACACAATATGTAACTCTCCTTATTTATGGCGATGATAATCTCATTGCCATACATCCTGATTTCCTCCCACTTTTTAACGGTGAGGTTATTAGGCGCACCCTAGCTAGTGTAGATGTTACAATAACTGATGGTAGTGATAAAACTGCCATTGGAATTTTTGAAAAACCATTGGGGCAATTAGATTTTCTCAAACGACGTTTTAAGCGTCAGCCCAATGGTACCACAC